ACCAACCTGCCGGAAGCGTCACCGTGGACGGTCCCACCAGCTTCTTGTCTTTGTCGAATCCGTACACGCTGGCCTTCACCGGCTTGGCCAGCATCACCGGATCACCGGAAGGGACCAGGACCACCTTCGTCACCTGGCAGCCCAGGCAGGTCAGCAATCCGATCAGCCAGATCGCTTTTGAGGGCCTCGGGAGCTTTACCATGTTGCACATCGGTGGGTGGTGTTTCTCGGAACCAGTCGAGCAGGGCCTTCAGGATCTGGTAGATCCAGTTCACTCGGACTTCTTCTCGGCGTCCTTGGCCATGATCAGGCCAATTCCAACGGTCACTTGAGCGATGGTGGCGGTCAGATCGACGTTGGTGCTGGGATCGCCGTCGAACACGGATTTGAGAGCACTTCCAATAGCAACGAGAATGACGCCAACGCCAGCGAGTGTAGTTTTGATGTTTTTCATTTGGATCGGAATAAGCGATACGCACCGTAGATGGCGCACAGTAAGCCAATCACGGCGGTGACGAGTCGAACGATGTCGGTGAGCCAGGGGATAAACGAAACAGCGGTGGCCGCTGCTGCTCCCCCCATGGAAGCGATCATCTGATTTGTGTCACCGCCGTGATTGGATGCGTCCATTTACGTGGGATTTGATTGGTTTTTCGCAGCTTCTTCTAGGATATCCACCAAGGGGAGACCGACGCGCATATTGTTCACGTCGCCGGCCTTCATACCAATCACCAAGAGCTGGTGGAGCAGTTGGAGTTGTTGCAGTGTGAGTTCGATCTTAATCATGCGGCAGGAGTTTCGACAACGGTGGCCGGCTCCGCAACCAAAACCGGCTCAACCTGAGGCAGCATCGGAGGCACGATCATCACAGGCTCAACCCACGGCAGCGGAGGAGCGATGATCGGCGGGTTGATCTGGTTCTCGATCTGCGCGGTGACGTTCGCTTCGATGGCGGTCTTATCGACTCCGTTTGCGTAGCACCAGCCGAGAACCTGATCCTGCGTCAAATCTTCGTAAGGCGTGAACGAATCAGTCGGCGCAGCGAACGACGCGCTGCCGTAGCAGGTGCCGCTGTAGGTCTTCTCGTCGTCGCCGGTGCCGATGGTTTCAATGCCGTTGCACCTCCAGTCGGCGGTGATGACGACATCGGTTTTGTCACCTTCGGTCGGCTTAACGAGAAGGCGTTCGATGATCCAAGAGAGGGTAATCATGGTATTGGTTAGGCGATTTTGATGGTTCCAGCGTCATTCCACAATGTGCCAGCGGCAAGACCAGCAGATGATGTCGGAATGTTTGCAATAATCACACGGGTTGTGGTGGTTGCGTGATTCCAGAGTATTTGAAAACCGTTTGAGGCTCCAGTAACTTGAGCCGCAAAAATATTTCCATCAGCACCTGAAGCAACAGCGGATTGCAACCGATAACTCGGCGTAGCAACCCCCACGCCGACGTTGCCGGAGGAGTCGAGCAACAACCGAACTGCGGCAGCGGTGTTGTCATAGATGTACAGATTACCAGCGGCAACAGCGCCGGTTCCGCTTCCACCAAGCGAAATTTCGTAATCACGGCCAGATGTGGCAGTATTACGCAATCGAAGCGATGAATAGCCTGTCGTGGAATTGCTCGTTGCCGCAATCGTCGGGCTGGTTTTTGTAAGCTCAAAACCATAATTAGGACTTCCCCCCACGCCCAGCCCCGTGGAGTTCAGGGTCATGGCGGTGGAGCCGCCGACGGACCAAGTGCTGACTCCGGTGCTGTCAATTTTGTATCGTTCAGCAAAATTGGTGTAGAAGCTCAGGGTGTGAGTTCCTATCGTTTGAATGATTGCGCCACCGTTATCAGCCTGAATTTGAATTCCGGTATCGACAGCCAAATCGCGCAAAAACTGAGCGATGACTCCGGTCGACAAAACATCCACCGGATAAGAAGGAGTTACCCCAAAACCAACGCCAGACGAATTAACAAGCAGCTTATTCGTCCGCACCGTCAGATCGCCGGTGATGGTGGCGGAGGCGAGGGTGGCGGTGCCGCCGGCTCCGAGGAGTTGATTGATCGTCGACTTCTTAGTCGTGCCGCTGGCGGCCATTGACGTATCGGAGACGTCGACAATAACCAACGGGTCGGCCGTTGGATCAACTGTTGAGATGGCCGTTAAGGCCGTAATTTTGGAGTCTGCCATATCAGTAAACGGTAAGGATGAACTTGTCGGAGTTTTCGGTTAGTAAAAGGTCGGTGCCGTCTTCCAAAGCAATTCGGTCGTAGGTGCCGAACGAGAAAACGATCTTACCGGAGGCATCTTCCTGCAGGACGAAGAACTCGTCCTCCTGAAGCATATCGCGCCGCAGGATCGGTAGATCGAAGCCACCGGCATCGCCGGAGGGCGCTCGATTGGTTCCGATGCCGATGCCAAGTCTCATGTGTTAGGCGGTGCGAGCCAGGAATGCCACGGCCTTGCCAGAGGCTAGTTGAAATTCGGTGATGTTACCGACCAGCGGGAAGCCGGCCGGCAGGGTGATGCCGGTCCAAGTCCCAGAGATGCCGGTGCCTGTGATCGAGGTGAAGACGGTCGGCTCAGCCGGAATCACGGCCGAGAAGTTGCCAGTCTGAACAGCCGTGGTGGTCACCGGGAAGAATCCCTGGCGCCCCATGCTGTATTCCATCGAGATGTCTGCTTGAACGGCCATTTTGTCTTTCGGTTAGAGGGGAGGTCACCGGAACTTTCCAGCAACCTCCCCAATTTTAACGGTTAACCTTTTCGGACTTTCGGTGCCAGGGCTCCCTGTATCCACAGGATGAGCTTGCCTCCTTCTGGAACGGTCGCGGTGTTGAAGCCGTCGCGTTGGAGTGTCGCGTCGACTTCGGGACCAGAAACGAGCTTGGTTTTGCCGTTCTTGTCCACCGAGATGGTAGTTGCGATTCTCATGGGTCAGCCGATTAGGCGGTGATGAGAACCTCGGCCTGCGTGGTGTCCGCGGCCGCGGCGCCGAACATGATGTCGTAGGACGCCATGTGGGCGCGGGAGGCGCGGCTGTACCAGACAGACAGCAGGACCGAGAGGCCGTTAGACAGCTCGACCGTGCGCTGCTCCAGGAACTCGCCGGCAATCATTCCGACCGGGAGGCCCGAGGCCACCGCAATGGCGTCCTGGCCGCAAACGAAGCCGGCGGTGTTGGCGATAGCGCCGGTCCAGTCGTTCTGCTCCAGGATGTTGTTGAAGCCAAAGAAACCGTTGTTGAGGGGGCCATATCGGCTGTCAGGGAACGGGTTGGTTCCAGCGGCAGCGGTGAACTGACCGGAGAACATCAGGCGAGCCAGGTGGCCACCGTCGAGCAACAGCAGCTTCTGGCGGTAGTTCTTGGCCAGGGCCAGGATCGCCGGGAGGTCGGAGCTGTCGAAGTTGGCGGCCGTGCCGATGGTGGTTCCGGCGCCGTAGTTGCCGGAGGTCATGACAGCGGTCACCTTCTTGGAGATGGCCAGGGCGAAGATCTCAGCGGAGCCCTGGGACAGGTCGGAGAGGGCGAAGCCCTGGTTCAGCTCCTGCTGGGTGACCGTGAAGGTCTTGGTGATCTGGTTCACCGTCACCGAGGTAGCGGCCAAGGTGGACTGATTGGCAGCGCCATCCTCGAAGTTGGTGGCGTTGTCGACCGCGGCGTCGCCGGTGGTGAACTTCTTGACCTGCACCGTCGCACGGGGGCGGAGGTTATCCAGGCCGACGTTGCGGGTAAAGCTGCTGATCATGGCCAGCTTGGCGCTGATCACGGTGATCACGGCGTCGGCGAGGTAATCGACAACCAAGCCGGAGGCGAAGGTGTTCGCAGCCTGGGGAGCGATCAGCGCCGACTGGCGGAGCAGTTCGCTGTGGTTCTCGATCAGGAAGCGCTGGCGCTCGGCACCGGCGCGGAGGCTCTTGTGCTTCTCCAGGAGGGGGTTGCCAAGGTTCTGGATCACCGGCCGGAGAGGCTCGGGGGCAGGGGCGGCGGTGATAGCCTTGGCGCTGATGGCAGCGGCAACTGCCTTGGCCACGATGGCGTCGATGTCGAGGGCGGACGGCGCACTAGGAGCGGCCGCCACCACGGTGTTTGATTCAGTCATGTTGTGTGGTGTCTGCTGTGATGTCGGCGCGGTTGTCGCGCCATCGGCGGCAGCGTCGGTGCTGCCGGTCGAAAGTTTGTCGTCCGGAGATTCATCCGGTGTTTCGCCTTCCTCGATTTCGAGCTGGGCATAGAGGGCCTTGAACCAATCACGGCCTGCGGCGCCTCCCCAAAGGTTGGCTGCCACGTCGGCCGGTGTGTTGGGCTCGGCTTCGAGGAAGCGCTCGTTGCGTCCCCACCAGGCGTTGGCTGTGCGGATCTTGTCCTCTGTGGGCGCCTCACCGGCCACCAGGGCCTCGGCGTCCAGGACGGTCTGCTTCTCAAGGCCATCACCGGCGAGGCCTTCGGCGTACTGCTCCAGGCCGCGGCGGAGGTTGTTTCGGACAGTCTCGGGAGCGGTCTTGGTGACAGCCCGAGGATGCCAGCAGGCGGCGATGGCCATCTGCTCCTCGGTCATCTTGTCGGCCAGGCCGAACTGGATGGCCTCCTGGGCGGTGAACCAGGTCTCCTCTTTCATTGCAGCCCGGATCTGAGAGGTTGGGCGGCCGGTAACCTTGGAGTAGATACCAGCCAGCACCTCGGCGTGCTGATCCAAGGCATCGGCCATCTTCCGCATTTCCTCCGAGGTGCCTGCCACCATTCCGGAGGGGTCGTGAATCATGAACAGGGCCGCATCGGCGATCTCAACGGTGTCACCGGCCAGGGCGATGATCGAAGCAATCGAGGCAGCGATGCCGACCACCCGGGTGGTGACAGGCGCCTGCCGGCCTCGCAGCATATTGTAGATGGCAAGGCCGTCCCAGACGTTGCCGCCAGGGCTGTTGATTTCGACCACCAGGGGGCCTTGGCCGACGTCCTGCAGGGCCTGGCTGAAGGCCTTGGCCGAAATACCGGAGCCACCGAACCAGTCTTCACCGATCTGATCGAAGATCTGAAGGGTGGCCGGCTCAGAGGCCGAGGCCCGGGGCTGGTAGGAAAGCCAGTTGTTGATCTTGGTCATTCTGATTTCTTGGCTCTGGGTTTCCGTTTCTTGGCCACAGCGACCACCTCCTGAATGGGTTGGGCTGGGATCTCCTCGGGCATTCTCCCAGAGGGCTTTGCCTCGGTAGCCATCTCGGCTGGCTCGGGCGCGATTGGTTGCTTCTGGGCGGTCGAGATCTCAGAGACATCGAGGCCGTACTTAGTGGCCAGGTCTTGGATGTACCGGGCCTGCTGCGCCTTGGCCTCCAGCGCTGATCGCCAGTCGATGCCTCGGGCGCCGTAGATCTCGTCGTAGGTTGTGACGCCAGCGGTCAGCTCGGCGAGCTGAGCCGATGAGTTGCGGCCGACGTCGACATTCGGAGCCCTGGGGGCCTGGATGGCGATCTCGTACCAGTCGTCAGGTGAGTCTCGCAGGGTGGGATCGGTACGGATGGCGTATTCCATCACATACTCCCAGATCCTACGGGCGGCCGAGGCCATAACCTGGTGACGGCTCCGGAACCACACTGACGACATATCGAGGGCGCCGCGGTAGACCGTGCCCTGCATCCCTTCCGGGAACACCAGGACGTAGGGGATGCCGACGCCGGCACAGACCTTCTCGGTCAGGCTTCGCCAGTATTCCCTCATGTTGACGTTGGGGCGGTCGGCTTGGAACTGCTCGAACTCGTCCCCGGACTTCAGCACCTTGACCGTGCTGCCAAATACGTTCTCGTAGTAGGTCTGGGCGGTGCCCTGGCTTCCAACCACACCAGAACGGAGGCTGCTGGCCTGCACCTCACCGGAGCTGGTCTTGATCACCTGGGCCACGCTGGAGGCGAGCTTGCAGGATTCCATTTCCAGCTTCTGAAGGTCGTCCAGGTCGTGCAGGTCGTTAATGACGCACGCCACGAATGGCAGGCCGCGGAGCTGGCCGGCACGCTGGGCCTCGTAGATGTGGACGATGGAGTCGGAAGATATTGACCGGATCTCGGTGAGTTGGCCTTGGTTCGTTTCCTGCCCAATAAAGTAGGAAAGAGCGCGGCCTGTTTTGGTATCAAACCGGACTCCATCGAAGATATCCGGAGATTGATCCTGGCCGGTGGGTGTGGCCACCTGTTGAGGTTCGATGAGCTGAAGACGGGGGCGGCCCGAGTCTCCCTTGGTCAGCAGAAGGAAAGATTCGCCATCGTAGAACCATCCACGGGCGGCCAGGCTCATCAGAGTTCCGAAAGACTGCCGGGATCCAATGTCAGGGTAGCGGCTCCAGGTGTCCCACCATTTCTTCGCTCGGAGATTCCAGTCGGGATCCGAGGAAGCCGGCTGCACCGAGAAGTTGCTGCCGACCGTGTAGTTCTCGAACAGGTCACCGAGGCGATTCATCACCGCGTTGTTCTGCTCGAAGAATCGGCTCTTTCGGACGATCTGCTGCCGGGTCGACGCAGTCACATCGAACCGCACCGAGGTGTAGCTGGTGTCCAGGAAGGAACGGCGGATCGAGTTGGACGCACCCTCGTATCGGTCGACAGGGGCCGACCGGAACTTAGCCAGGATGTTGTCGAGGAATCCCATTAGGTCATCCCCGTTCTGATGGCGCCCTCTCGACGGAAGTTCGAGAAGTCACCGCCGTAACTGGTCACAGCGACCAGGACGACGGCCATCATTTTGTTGAAAACCTGAGTGTCGGTAGGAGCGGCGATGCCGTCCTGGCCGAGTAGATAGACCGCCAGCTCGTAGTCGGCGATCAGGCTTTCCCACATCTCGACCATCTCGGACGGGGTGGGGGCGCCTTTGCCGGGCTCTGCGAATTCGACTGAGACATCTGAGGAAGATGTCGACCGAACAACCTGGCCGGATTCAATCACCGAGGCCGCGGCAATGACCTTTGAGGTCAGGGCGGCCAGCAGTGTCGCGCCACCGAGGGCGCTGTAGACACTGCGAAGATAGGCACGCTTGATTGCGACCGTGAAAGTGAACACCTCGGGCTGGAGGCTCCCACATTATTTCACCTGTTCAATGGCTTAGCTAAGACTGGACATCACTTGACGTAAGATCATTCCAGAGCATGACCATGGCCAGTTGCATGATCTCGCAGTCATGCAGATGGTCGGGCCACTTTTGGTTGCGCTTCACCCAGACGTGCTTGATGCGGCCGGCTCGATTGGCTTGGGGTCGCAATAGGTGCGAGTCCAGGTGTCGCCAGTAGAGATCCGGATCAGCCACATAGGCGCCTTCGGCCTGCACACTAGGCGGCTCCTGGTGAACGCCCCATTCCCGGTCGATGTCTCCCTTTCGAAGTCTGGACAGCATATCCCGGAGGTGCTCGGTGTCGAACACCAGGAGGGGCTGCACCACGTCGGTACGCATCGAGGAAGACGTCGACAGGCCGAACGGGTGCACGGCTCCGGTGGCTGTCGTGAACCGGGCGCCGGTCTCCCGGCCTTTGAGCGGCAGCCATCCTACCAGGGCAGGCTTCCGGAGACCGCCCTCCGGTGGGAACCTTAGGCCGCACGGGTAGCTGATGGGGTTGGATGTGATCGATGAGTAACTACCGCAGGCATCGTAGACAGTCTGCGTGTTGAAGCCTGAGTCGATGCCCACATCCATGTCGTGCACCTCCAAGGCCACCTGCACCCGGCGAAGGGCTGCAAAGTCGTCGGCATGGCCGGCAGCCACCAGTGTGCTATTGCCGTCCTTCCATTCCCGGCAGACCCACCACAGGAACGGTGCCACGGCCTGGACGTCGGCAGTCAGGTAGCGGCGGCCTCCAGTGATGGAGACAGCAGCCGATGCCTCGGGGCGCTCCTGCTGCACGTCCTGCTGCTCCCAGGGCTCGGCCAGATTGCCATTGATGAAGCCCTGAAGGCCGGCCATCGAGGATTTAGCTTCGAGGAAGGCCACGGC